CGTGTGCTCTTCCGATCTCTGGAAAACATTGCAACAAGTAGCATACACTAAAGAGCAATTAGAACAAGCCTATTCAAATCCTCTGTTCTGGTGATTCTTCTTCGTGTTGACATCAAAGTATCATAAAACTTGATATCTGCTATAAATGAGCCGTTAACGCTCAGTGATAATAGTTTCTCTTTCCAATTATTCATGTTATTTTCTTTTTGTTAAACAAAGATATGATTAATTTATCAAACAAACAAACATAATTTAAAATAAAAAATCCCTACCAAATTAATGATAGGGAAATTGTATCTAAAACGGTGTTTCTTCGGTACTTGTTAAAACGTTAATCTTCCAGATAGCTAAGGTATTAAACCATTTATCTACACCTTCTTTATTAGTCCATTTGCGCCCCTTAAGATTCACGCTTAACTCAACTTCATCGCCAATACTAATGCCGTTCAGCTCATCGCATTTATCCTTCGTAGCTTCAAACGCTACCTCATCAGGATAATTAGGATTGCCATCTAATTCTAAAACGATCTCACGTTTCTTAAATTCTTTCTCGCCAACTACCTGAGTTTGACCTACAAAAACCACTTTACCTTTTACTTTGATTGCTTCCATTGTTTGTTATTATTTAATTGTTCTATAAATTTGTTTCTAATTTCTACTGCTTCATCTAATCTATTAACCATTAATTTTATACGTTCTTCATCTCTATAAATCTTAATTACATGATGCAAAGGTTCACCGTTGTATATGCAATAGTTAAAGAAGTAAGCTTGTTGACATCCCGTTACTAACATTTGATGTTGCATCTGGTCAATATAACACTGATCTATATTACCATCACAAACCAACCTAAAAAACTTATTAGGCTTAGGGCATTTTATTTCAAGTACTGAACCATCAGAAACCAAACCATCTGGACTGCCTCCGGTACTACTGCTAAATTCAATAAATCCGCACTTTTCAACTGTTAAAAAGTCCTCCGCTATAATTTCGGCAAACTTTTCAAATGCGTAGGGTTCTAATTCAATGCCTCGTTGCATATCGTATGATATAAACTCATCTTCTAAGTTACGACCGTTCACAATCTCACATGCTAATTCAAAAGCGTAGGTTTCACCGGTCTTGCCTAATCCCTTAACACCCATCAGATCGTTTATCCTGGATGAAGTAAACTTACCTAAACGCAAATCAAACCATTCATTACTGCGCTGCTCCGACATAAGACAAATATTTAGCTTCCATTTCTGGCGTTAATTCATAAGCTGCTTTGATTTTTTCGATGCTTGCTTTTGCCGCTTTGGCTTTTTCAAAGTTTGATTCATTAAACACAAGCTTTGTTTTGATAGTAGGTTGAACTGGTTTAATTCTAATACCTCCCACAATCTGACCTTTCATCTTTACATTTTCATCAATATAAAGTTCAATCGGTATCATGTTCCATTTGTCCGTATCTACACTTTTAGCAAATCCCTTAATAATCTTAGCGTTACCAGCATTTAATACCCAAGGTTTTATTGGTTCAACAAAATATGCAATGTTATGATTTCCTTTGTTGCCTGCGACTGTTACGCCTATCTCTTGCTTAACGTGTTTAATGGTAAGCTTTAAACTTTGCCCAGTTTCAATCATTTCCTCAAGATCAACTACACCGAGATGATCTGATTTGTAAACATTTTTGTAATTTGCCATTATCTTAATGCTAAATAAATTAATATTAATACTGCTGATGTTGTAAAAAACATCGTTGTCCAATATACGAAATCTTCGCTAAACTTTTTGGTATTTCTCATAACTAATTTTTTTTAAATTCGTAATTAGGAAATACAGAAACAAATAGAAAAATAATAAGTCCAATAATCGTTACAATAAATCTATTTTCTGCTGTCCATAGTTCGGGTTTTAATGATAGTTTGTAAAATGCCATAGCGGCATAAATAACTAACATTCCAATTGTGCCAAATAATAATCTAAATAGTAATTCTCTCATAATTCTTTTATTCTTATAAACTCGTTAAAAATTGTGTTGAATAATTCGTTTTCATCCTCATCAGAAAGATTAGGATCAAAAGCCAATATGCCTGCTATTTCTTCAATTAAATTGTCATCAGTAGCCTCAAGTACTGATTTTAAAATTGTGATATCTGCTTTCATATTTTGTTTAATATTTTATAAGTTGATAGTGCGCCTCCTAAGCCAATGATAACACCCATGATTACACCACGTTTAGTGAAATCTTCTTTATCTACTTCTGATAATTCCTTTTCCCTGTCTGCAATCCTTGCTTCAAGGATTTGAATGTACTTTTCTATTTGTCCCATGTCTGTTCTTGTTGTTGTTGTTCCCATAATTGCTCCTCGTAATGTTCTGCAGCAAATTCGTCTGCCTCTATTTCTTCGTTAGTCATTCCAGTGTTTCTCTATGTATTCAAAAAATGCGGTAAATAACCAAGCAAATAATGCTATCGCTGGCATAATCGCCATAATTACAAGTTGATAAAATTCTATTTTCATGTTTTCTATTTTTTTGTTGAAACAAATATACAACATTAAATAAATACAAAACAAACAATCAAACAACTTTTAGTAATAAAATAATTTAGGCACAAAAAAAATGCAATACTTTTAAATATTGCATTCTTTAATTAACAGATTTATAAATTATCTATACCGATAATAAATAATAGTTGCAAAGCATAAAGCTATAAATATAAATAATGCAATCTTATTGCCTTTTGTTTCGATCGTTTTCTTTGAAACATGCCTTTGCTCAACCTTGCTACTATCAATATTAGTTACCTTTGTATTATTCACAAATGAATCCTTAATACTGTTTACGTTGTAGGTGCTATTTTGCGTTGATTTAAGCGACTTTCTTTGCTTAGTGATAGTTTTGTATATGCTATTACTTGGCGTTGCGCTATCAGGCTTAAAATAGATAACCTCGATTTCTGTATAAGTATCATTTGAATCAACTTTATTAATGTCCGTTTTAATCTTTAATCGTTCTGTTTTCTTTGACATATCATTAACTGAATCTTTTTTACTAAAATCGGTTTTAATCTCTGTTTTATCAATGTCAACTTTTTTTACTTTGCAACTATTCATTAAAGTAACAATAAGTAAAGTCGCAAAAATAATAGCTATGTATATCCAATGCTTTGGCTGTGGCGGGTTAAATAGTGCTGAACTCATATTATTGTGATTTAATTATTCTTTGTAAAACCTTTTTTCTAAACTTATTATTTGCCTTTAGCATTGCATGTAATGCTTTAAACCAAAGTCTGTGGTTTATTTTCCATTGAGCGTAAGTTGTCATTTTATTTAAAATGATTAAATGTGATGCCTTCTTTTTCTTCGTTCTTCATTAATAGTTGAACGTTAAAGATAATAGCTGATAAATGATCTTCATTTCTATCACCAACTTCATACAATGCTAAATGTCTATTTAAGCTTTCAATAGCTGCCTCATCTGGTTGCCCTAACTTCCAGTTGTTTTTACCGTAGTGATTCGCTCCCTTTCTTAATAGGTAACCATAACGCAACCTGCAATAAGCGTCAAAATGGTTTACTAATGGCTTAGTTTCATCGGCATCTCTTTTACTTCCGCTTTCAAATGTTCTATGCTCATCCTGGAATCTATCTCCGTAACTTTTATTTTCTATCATGGTGTTATTTATTTTATTTTTTAAAGCTGCTGCTTCAATATTGGTTTTTTTTGGTACGTATCCGTAAATCATAACCTATTTTTAAATTTAAGTAAATTCATATATGAAGCATTATTAATTTCGTAAACAAAACCGCACTCACATTCCATTTTGCGTTTTATTGTTCCTGCCGTTGTAACCACATTTTTAAGTAATTCCACATTTTCAGATCCACAACTTTGGCAGCTATATTTTAAATTACCGTTTATTACACCTGTATGTGTGTTCTGCTTTATGTAGTTTTGCATCGTTAAATAAACATCTTCAAGCACTATAATATCCCCTTCACAATAAATGCTCATTTCTTTTAAAGCAACCGGATCTCCTATCATTACGTTTTTCCACATATCAAAACCAGAATGCTTAACCTTTGCACCTACGCCTAAGAACTGAGCAATGTAATCAAGTTTATTTGAATTGAAATTAAATCCGCTTTTAGCTTTCTTTAATGTATCTAAAGTTTTGTAATCGGGAAACATTGACACCCTATGAAATATGCATCTTGTACGGATCCATTTAATGTCAAATCTATCACCGTTATGCGCTATCATTTCATCAGATTGATTAGCAACAGCAATAAAGTCAATTAGCATTTGCTTATCACAAAGATCTGAATTCCATGTTAATGTTGTTATTGAATCTTCATGCTCCCATTTGTAGCTGATGCAAATTATCTTTCTTTCTTCTATAATGTTTTCGGGTCCGATGTTTAATTTATACCCTGCTCGCCAAAAATAGCCGATGTTAGGCGATGTTTCAATGTCAAAAAACAGTCTTTTTATTTGATGTTTTCCAACTCGTAAAAGTGATAATTGCTTTTCTTGGCTTTTGTTAAGTCTGTACCTATTTCTTAAATTAATAGGTAAATTCAATGCAATCACTTCTTTTTCATTAAGCCTGTACCGGCTTTGTTTGTTTTTTATGAATGGCATATTTAGTAAATTTTAATCAAATGTAAACTATTTAATCGTTAGTTTACTAATAATTGAAATTAAAATTCCAGCAAGCACCATATAAGATGCCGCACTACCTAATAAAGCAAGGTTAAAATCAGCTTCTGGATTAGCCTCTTTAATCAATGCCGGCACTGAAATGATAGATATTCCAGATGCCGTTAACCAATTACCTATTTTAGCTAATTTCTTAAAAAATAAAGGTGATTCTTTTTTCCATCGTGTCTTCAAATCTACCATCTTGCTTTAGTTAATCTTCTATCGTAGTGAACAAAGCCTTTATAAATACCTATTCCGCCCTCCTCCATTTTACCAGCTTTAATCAACTTCTCAATGATTGCGGCTAATTGCTTTGGTGTTTTATTCTTTGCGTTTATATCTGCTCCGTTTGCTGTTAAATGCTGGCTTTCTTTTGCGCCTCCTACTTTGTCGTTATGTTCTTTAGTTCTGTATCCGCTTCCGGTAATACCTACTGACTCATTTAGGTGGTCACGCAGAACTTGTAGGTTTTCAGCTAACTTAGTTACATTAGAAATATATTGATTTGGTACTTTTGTACCGTCGTTACAATCAAATTCCTCTATATTAAAGTTTTCGGTTAATTTTAATCTTGTCGCCATTCCTTAATCATTTTTTTAATCGTTACGAAAATAGATAAGCACGTTAACGATATACCAAGTAATGCACCAATAGATCCCAATAGTCTTACTGTTTGCTCATTTGATAAAATACTAACAATGCTTAACCCTACACTTGAACCAGCAGATAGTAAGCCTGATGCCAAAGGATGTTTTTCAAAGTTCTCAATCATTACTAAAATACTTCTTCATTAGGTTTAACAATAAGACCTAGCTCGTTTAAAACGTAGTCTATCAATGGCTGGTCATCTGTCCATTCCGCTACTATTTCAGAAGGTATAACTACCACGACTTGTGTTTTTAAGTTAGTATCTTCAAAGAACTCAACTTTAACTTTACAGCATTCGTTACTTCCTAAAGTGTAGCTACCTTGTACTAATTCAACAGCATTAGCTATTTGATTAAATCCTATTGTTACGTTTTCTATGTTTATCATAATCTGTTTAAAATTGCTTGTGCGTTAGTTACTATTTGGGATTGTTGGGTAGCTTGGGTATTAGTTAAACCTGCTCCTATAGAAGTAAATGCAAAATTTCTATTTGAATAAAAACTTGATGCCGTTCCTTCTCCTATTGCTCCTAATGTAAAGCTTCTTGTACTTTTACCAGCGACACCATAAGATGTATTAGTTCCTGATATTAAATTACCATTAAACCAATTTTGTAATGCACTTGAATTGCTATTCATAGCGTAATAGCCTTTTGATAAAATGGCAGCCGAATCTACCCTGTCGTTTGACGATAATGAAGTTAGACCTGTAGCAATATTTGTATAGCTTGATGCTCTTATAATCATTCTAACTGTTGGCTCACTTATCCTATATGCTCCTAAGCAATCTAATGTGTCATATTGAGAGCTTCTTGTGTATATTCCTAAATTAATGCTTGTAGATAAATTAGTATTTGGCACAAGAAATGTATTAGCATATCCTGTAGTTCCATTTCCATTAAATCCATTAAATGAATGTGTAACGCCTCCTACAAATGTCAACCTAAAAGCAGCATCCACATCTCTCAAATCCTTCCAATTCCATTTATGTGAAGCAGCAGTACCTCCAACAAATCCATAAAACGAATTGCTTAATTGCCACGTTCCAATATTCTTAGCATTACTAATTAAATAATGCGCATAGTATCGCATAGCAGGTGTAATCGTAACCCCTGTACTTCTTACCGCTTCAATAACTTTAGAAGCATCTAAATCAAATAAACAAGGAATAGATCCTCCTATATTAAAAATGCTGTTGCCGTGTCTTATCATATTAAAAACCAATTAGAAACACCATCACTATACAAGGTTCTGCTTCCGTAATTCGTATTAATTGAATTACTTGTAGCTCCTTCTATTAAATCACTTCCTGCTCTTGCTATCGTGATGTTATTAGTTAAAGCTCCTCCGCTTTCATCTTTAACTGTTATCTGCCATCCTGCTGGTACTGTATTAGCTAAGGGCAAAGTGATTGTTCTTGCTGCTGCTGTACTTGTTACCGCTATTACCCAGCCAAATCCTACATCAGTTAATAAGATTGTATAACTTACTGCCGTTGCAAATCTGCTAAATGCTGTTTCTGCTTTAAGTGTGCCTAAGTTACCGCCAGTACCTGTAGAAGTCACTACGTTTAAAGGATTGGCATTTGCTAAAGCAGTATTACCATTTAGTTTTAATAGTCTGTTAACGGAACTTAAAACGCCATCATAGAACTTCCATTCACTTGCATTGTTCCAAAGCATACCGCTTAAAGTACCAGTATAATCAACCGCACTTGGAGGGAAGTATATTTGTCCTACTGTTGTGGTATTAGCTGCTGCTGTTATATAAGCTGCTGCATTTGCTGTTGCTCCTAAACCTATTCTTGTAGCTCTAGCACTACCTGCAACTTCAAATAATTCAGATGAAGAAGTACCACCTACTATAACTGAACCACCGTAAGGATTAGCCAACATAGGTTTAATAACATTGGTAACGCTATTAACAGCTTGAATATATACATTATCTGTACTGTGATAACCAGACACTAAAGTTATAGCAGGGTTAGCAGTATCTATTCTTAGTGCGCTTTTAGTAGCTACATCTAATATTCCTGTTGGTATTAAATTACCGCCTAATATGTGAACCTTTGCTACTGGTGATATTCCTACTCCTATATTACTGCTACTCTCCCTAATAACACTATCTCCTAAAGTACTACCAGCTGTAAACTTAGGTATTGTATTAGTCGTTCCTGCGCCTGTTATTGGATTGGTTAAAGTATCCTGTTTTAAATTTAAAGCCGTTTGAGTAGCCGTAGAAATAGGTTTGTTTAAATCACTTGTATTATCTACGTTTGACAAACCAACATCTGACTTGGTTAAGTCAATATTACCAACACCCTCTAAAGATTGCCCTTCAATAGTTTTTAAAGGTCTTTTTGTTTGAATCGATAAAGTTGTTTCGTCACCCGTATTGGTTCCAGTAATAGCCGCTAATCTTGTTATTTCGGTATCTAATATTAAGCTTTTACCGGTAACTTTATCAACCTTTAAATCTAAATTCGTTTTTACTAAGTTGTTAGTAGGATATTTAGTAGATGAGCTATCTAAAGTTGTGTTTTCTTTATTAGCTTGATTTTCTGGTGTATAACCTAAAGCAGTAGATACCGTTTTAGGCTTCCACAATAAAGTAGCTGTATCATATGTTAATACCTCGTTATTATTTGGAGCAATAGCACTAACATCGTGTAACTCTGATAATTCATAGCCGTTGTCTACCTTAACAAAAATCTTGCCTTGTGTGATATGTGCATATTCAACAATGCCCATTATTACGGTATGAATAGGAGCCACTGGTTTAATATTTGTCAATCTACCGGCAACTGTTCCGCTAAGATATACAATATCACCATCCGCCCAGGTTTCGCCTTGTAAGGTTCCGGTTGTGTTAATACCTTGTACTTGTCCGCTTGTAGTTATAAATCCTTCTTGGTTGTTTAAAATTGTTTCAGTTACAATTCCCAAAGTAGTAGTACTATTTAAGTCATTATCAGCTAAAGCTAAATCTACCTTTGGTCTACCACCCTGTGCGCCTGTTATTCTTACAACCTGATAATTAGCCTCTAATAAAGTTATATTAGTAGCAGTTTTATTCACTACTCTTGCGACAGTTTCTTGCCCTATCTGTAAAGTTACATTACCACCTTTTAATTTTAAATCAACAGTTCCAGCGTCATCATTCCAAACCATGCTGCCAACTGTTGTTGGTGCTGTTGTTGGTGTTAAATCAAATTCTATATTCCCGGTCTGTAATCCAAACTCCCCTAAATTAACATCTGATGTTGCTCCTGTATATGGAACTAAACCGCTTAAATCTTGATCACCTGTGTTTATTCCGCTTGTGTTTGATAATATAGTTAAATCAGCATCAGTTACAAATTTATTAACTGTTGCACTATCATCTATATCATCTGCGTCTAAAACCACAACACCAACCTGACCGTTAACAGAATCAACTGCGCCACCATTAGCTTGTATTTCCCAAACTGCGGCATCATCTGAATTATCCGTGCAAAGGTAAACATCTCCGTTATCTAAAATCCATCTTGAACCAACAACAAAACCTTTATCTAAATCATCTGTTACAGTAGGAGCAAAGGTAAAATTATGGGATACCTCACGAATGGTAAAGCCGTCTTGTTCCATAACGTACAACCTTCCAGCTTCCCACTTAAATTCATAATCAATAGAACATCTAAATGCTATACCGTTATTACCACCTAAGCCAGCATTGCTTGTTCCCTTTACAAGTCTTGAACCGTTATCTAATAAAATAGAATCACCATTAGATAAAGCTATGTTTTCGCCATCTGTTTCGTTACCAATGCTTAATACTTGGTTAAGGTTCTGACTTCCACCGCCTCCCGTTATTTTATTAATATTAACAGTTATAATCTCTTCAGTTACATTAATATTTACATCGTCAATTTGTTGTGAAACGTTTATATCTATTATTTCGCTCATTATCTTGTAATATCAGGTGTAACTAAAAAGAATCCAGAAATGTATGTTTTAACTACTCCACTTTGGAAAGTTATCTCTATATCATAAACGTAATTAAATGGTTCTATATTAATAATCTGCTTATTAATTTTAAACAATCCACCTGCTGCATTGGTAATTGTTAAACCTGCACTTGATACAGAAGTTAAAGATAAAGCCTTTACAATATCGCAAGATTGCTTTCTTAATTGCATCTTAATTACAGCACCGGTCAAGTCAATAGCTACCGGAATAAGTCCCGTAGTCATTGCAAAATTAACCGCTTCAAATGTATCTCCCTTTATATGCTTAAAGTCCAGCCCCATCTTTTATTTTTTTTAAATAAATCTTTAATTTAATAATGTTTTGTTTTTTGGCTTTATAGGTACCAACCTGTAAAATCGGCTTCTTTATCTGGGAACATGTCATCATTTGAATTTGTGTTATATTCTGGAAATTGTGATTGGTTAAAACTCATATAATCTATAAAACGCCTTGTGTAATGCTCAGCAATAGAACGTTCTTTTTCAATTAAGAAATCTATTTCAGTCTTATCTACGTTTTCGCTATTCTCTGAGCTATGTTTATACACTCCCTTATTACCGAATGTGTATGCGCTAAATGGCATGAATTCCACCATTGACCAATGAACTACCATTGGCTTGATATAAGTGTTTAAAAGCGTTGTATATGCTAATGGTAAATTACCTGCAACTATACCATCATTTATTTTATCAAATAGCTTTGAACCTAAATAATTTTGAATGTGTATATCTTGCGCTATCTTTACAAATTGAATAAATTTATCTACATCAACATTACCAGATAAAGCTGTATATTTTACGATGTCCTCCCGACTTACAAATAATGCTTGTGCCATTAGTTAAATCTTTTATTAGTTGGTAAAAATCCTTCGTAGGGCATGTCTATTGGTTTAGTGTAAACTAATTTATCATTAACAGGTACTATCTCACCTTCTTTTCTTGCTTCAGATGGTGTTACCTCTGCTTTGTTAGTTCCTTTTTTATTGAATGATCCTATGCGTCGGTAAGTTTCACGAGTCCAAAAATGATGACAGCTGCCTCCGCCTTTGTATAACCAGATAGAATAGGTGTCTGCGCCCTTTGGTCCCCATCCGGGATTGGTAGATGAATTATTACCCATCTGAATAATATCTTCTTTACGGTATAGCTTATTCAATGATGTCATCTTTTCGCAAAATGGTCTGCTTTTATCTGTAGTTTTTCCACTATATCTATAACGTGATACAAATAAAACACCATCTTGTTCGCTTGTTACGTTTGGTCTTGCTATTCCGGTAGTTACAAATTCATAAACCTTTGATAGCATTGATTTTTTTGGATTATTTAAACGTTCTAATTCTGCATCTAATAAATCCTCGCTATCATAGTCAACCTTTCTACTATCTACTAATTCCCATTCTGCAGGATCTAAATCTTCACCAAATTGTGACAAATCTAAATCATCTAAATGCTTTGATAGTTTTACACCTGTTTGTTCTTCACTTTCTGATTTATTTAATACTGGGTTTAAATCAATAAAATCTAACGGCTGTAGTGTTTTAAAATAAAGATTAAGACTTATTCCATTAAATGCTAATATTTCATCTAAAGCATCTAAAATCGTTTCTTGGAATGGTCTAATAACCATGTTATCAAATAACACAGATGCGTTCTTTAATTCGTCTGCATTTGAGCTAAATCCGTTTGCTGTTTGAATACCAAATAATAAACCAGATGTTACACGATGACCTAATAATATTTTACCTCTTGATTCCTCGCTTAAATATTCATAATGAGCAGGTGCATCATTTAATGGGATTGAATCAACCGTAGTCTTTTCAGCATCTGAATTATTGAATGAAACAATAACAGGATCTCCGCCACTACCGGTTAATTTACTCTTAACTTTACTTGATATTAACTCTTGCTTTTCTTCATCAGGAATACCATTATTAAAATTAACTACAGTACGACCGCTAAAACCTTTTTGAACATCATTGATTAAATAATCCGCAACTTCTTCCTCTAATTTAGCATAAGGGATTGAACCAATATAATCTACGTTTGAGTAATATTTTTGTCCTACTGTATAATTACCTACAAATAAGATTTCTAATGTCTTATCACCGTATCCAAAAGCTGGTATTTCTTTAGGAACAAACTTCTTTACATCATCCCAATTATCACTATAATAATAAGCCGTTATTTCTCCCTTATCATTACACTTTTTCGCTCTTAATAAATGAACTGGTATATGTTCTGTTCTAATGATAGCGTCTTTTGTTTTGTTATATATTAATTGAATAGCGAATTGACCTAACATCTTAAGATCAATAGCGGACTTCTTTAACATATCCTTTCTGAATAGCATTTTCATTTGTGCATATTCATTTGGCTTTTTGTTTGAATCAGTCGCATCTAATCCCTTACCATAGATAAGCTTAGATATAGCATTTATAATAGCATTGTTAGTAGTGCTATTATTATAAGCATCGATAAGGAATTGATAATAATTATTATCATCACCAAACTCAACCCAATCATTACGATTAGACTCTACTGTCTTAGGAGCCTTGTAAGCCTCTAACTGTACAAAATGTATGTTACTACTCATAAAATATTATAGTGTCATTAGGTGCAATATATTCGTCTTTATTGACTGAATAAGATTCTATTGGTTGATTAGTGCAAAATATACGATCTCTATGTACTAATATATCATCATACTTAAGTATTATCTCATAGAAATGATTTTCTTTTAAATCAAAGACTTTATCAAAGTAAGAGTAGTAGCATGAATCGTTAACGGTTATAGATTCTGTAATAATTTCGTTAGTCGTTTCATTTCTTAATAACATAGTATTTGCCGTTTCAAACCTTGTAGGAATAAAACGGAATACTTGTGATTCTAAAGATTCTCTTAAAATTATCATCTATACTATAAACGTAAAAAACATGATTTGATTTATTTTAAAGCATTTTAAAAATTTTAAAGTATTTTAAAGTAAAATATAGGGTTAACTATCTATGAATCAATGCTTTAAAGTAATTTACTTTAAAATCCTGTTTTTAAAAATTATTTTTTCATTTTACTTTTTTATTTTCAATTTAAAGATTTTAAAAGAAATGCTTTAAAAACGCCTTTACACTATCTTAAACACAATAAAGTACTTTAAAATCACTTTAAAATACTTTAAAATTTTTAAAATAAAAAAGGGTTGACTAAATGCCAACCCCTAATTAACCATGAAAAAGATTTTTAAACTCCTACGGTAACAGTAAAACCTGCTGCTACTAAAGTGTTCATAATAAAGTTAGCCGGTACTGGTTCTTGACCAACTAAAGTTAAAGTATAACCAGATAAATCACCGATTGCTGCACCTGTTACAATAGTACCAGATGTTACATCCATACCATGCTTTAATCCGCAATAAAATAAGTTACCGTTATTATCTTCAACCACTACAGTGGGCTTACCGTAGCTTAATAATTTAATTTGCTTGTTATCCTTAACAGATAACTTCTTTAATGTAAGGTTTAAGGTTTGCTCAAAGTAGGTTGTTCCGTTTTCTCTACTTGATGTTATAGTTTGATCAAATGATGAGTTACCCTTCAAATCATATTTAAACGCTACAGGTGTACCCGTAACCGTTAATATAGCATCTGTATCGGTTTCGTCATATGTAACGCCTGTTACATCTCCATCATTGATAATATAAACTGCCTTTAAACCGCCATTACTTGTTTTGCAAGGTTCCAAACGACCTGCTGCAATATCACATGACATAGTTTCTTAATTTATTATTAGTGAAAAAATAAGCAGAGGAACTTAATCCCCTGCTATTATAATTTAGTTAGCTGCGTTAGTGATTCCGTAAGTTACGATATCTTCGATAACTCCGATTTGAACGCCTGCAGTCATTCTTAAAACTACTCTTACGTTTTGAGATCCGTCTAAGTCTGACATGTCGATAATTTTTGCCTCGCCCATATCAGTTAATAAACCTGTTCCAAAGAAAAGATTTGATTTCTCAGCTGCAATAGCTGTATTAGATGCTAATCCGTTTGCTACAAATAATTTAACACCATCAAACATTAAATCACCAAATTGTTGGTTATTACCCTGAGCGTTAAAACCTGCAGCACCTAAACCAGATGCACCAAATCCACCCAAAGAACGAACGTATGCTCTGTAAATGTTTTGAGAAATGTAGATATGTAAATCTTCTTTACCGTAAAGTGTCGCTGGTATTGCGTCAACAATTTTACCTAATTCAGCAACAACATTTGCAGCTGTTACAGTTGTACCTGCAATTTCCTGAGCTGCTGGTAAAGCTGCATCTAAAGAAGCGATTGTTGCAAAACCATTAAATTCGCCTTCATTAGCTGTAACACCTGACCAAATATTGGTTTCGTTTTTAGCTGCTACTTTAGCAACAACATGAGCCATTAAGAAATCAGCGAAAGTTTTTGGTAAAACATCAAAAGCTGAATAACCTTGTTGTGCGCTTAACCAATCAGAATGGAAATCTTTCTTACAAAGTTGTAAGTTAACCTGGAATTCCTCTGGTTGTAAAACTCTTTCAGTTAAAGTGATAGTAGATGTTGCAGTGAAATCACAAGAAGCATTCTTAAGAATAGCATCAGATGATAACTTCTTCATTACCTCTTTGTATTTAATAGAGGGCTTAATTTCAATACCACCGTTGTCGATAGTAGGCGCACTTAATAATGCTGCAGCAATGATTTTATCTTTAAATTCACCTGCATAGGTTGTAGTAATACTTGTAGTTGTTGCCATTTTAGTTTTAAATAATTAGTTAAACATTTTTGAATAAACCGAATCCTTTATTGATTTAGTTTTGTTTTGTGAAAATCTGAATCCCTCTGCTTTTACTTCGCTTTCTGGATTAGTTACGATTGGTGAAGCACCTGCCTCCATTGATGATAAAGAAACTTTTAACGCTTCGTTCTCTGCTTTTAAAGAAGCAAGTTCCGTTCTAAAGTTTTCGATTTCAGCAAAGAAACTTTCCTTTGAAACAGATTCAACAACCCTCTTTGGTTGCGCTTCCATTTGTGGTTCTGTTGCTGCTTCTACTGGCATCTCTTCTTCTACTACAGCTTCTTCTTCTTTTGCTGCAACAGACTTAATTACACCTTCAACTTCAACAACTAAAACGCTGCCATCTTCTAATTTGTACTCACCTACCGGCATTGGTATTGCGCCTTCAGGAGTTACGATTCCGACAGAATACTCAGCTTCAAATTCCTCGGCTTCAACAATGGTTACCCCATCATCAAGCTTCATTTGAGCAAGCTTTACATCCATCGAAAGCAATGCTCTGATTTTGTTTTCTACTCTTTTATAGTCCATATTTATTTAATTTATTTGCCTTTCTGTGTTCGTATTTATTATTACGCTTGTGCCTTGTTGCACTAATGAACCTATTCCTTGCTGTATCAATTCACCTTCGCAGCATTCCTTAGAATACTTCTTTCCATCTTTACAAAGACAAGCTCTATTCCCACCTTTTGGGCTTGATGTTTTATCCGCCATTTTCTAAAACCTTAATGATTTGATTAATTAAATCCTCGTGTTTTTTCAACTCTAATTTATCTGCAAAAGATCCTTCTATTGAAAACCCTTTTATCTCGCCAGACTTAACACGATTCCAAACATCATCATTATCGACTTTCATTGAAATCATCCATGTTCCAACCGGTAAATTAAATTCGTACTTTCTTGACTTATCAAATTGTTCATCTTCAATAATCCAAGATTCGACAACTGTCATACCTTCAAGTTTATCCTGGTGCTGAATTGTTGACTTGCTTTGATTACCTTTCTGCAAGAATAATTCTGATGCTTTTTTTATCGTATCCTTTGAGAAAAAGATATAATATTCATCTTTACCATCTTTTCTGTAAATCTGTTTGTTTGGGATTAAAGCTGCCCCCATCAAGATCCTTTTTTCAGAATCTACTTCCGCAAGTTTAACCTCGTATTCTTTAGCTAATGCAATAAAGTTGCTTTCTATCGCTGGATAATCAACCACAGAAATGGCATCAATGCCATCTATTTCGTTATCAATAACTAATTCTATTATTCGCATTCTATTCATAAACGTATTTATTTATCTTTGTTACATTTTCTAACCACCTAATGTTGCTGTTCTTATTATGTTGCGATCCAAAGCTTGCTGAGTGGTAACCTGTGATCCAATTACGTAGGCTTGTACGGGTGACTGATTACCTAATCCCTGCGCAATCTGATTAACTCCGCTTGTTCCTACTACATTGAATTGTGGTGCTGATGGTACTGATGCAGTAGCTGGCATAGACGGAGCAGATCCACCACCACCACCACCAGGAACTTGAACAGAAAGTATTTTCTTTACGTTTGAAAAAGCAGCAGTAGCAACAGCTATTGTACTTGCTATTTTTACCCCTGTTCCAAATGGTTCCGGATAAATGTTCTTTGCCTTCCAAACCTCAGATATACCTAAGTAAGCGTTAATAGTTGCTGTTGCAATAGCTAAGGCTTTACCCTCTGCCGTTTGTTGACCTAACATATCAGCAAAAGTGCTTAATATATTAGCTGTCTTTGCTAAAATTTCTCGCTTACCTTCATATTCTAATCTCGCTATTTCCGCTTTTTTATCTGATGCTTCTTTTTCATCTGCTACACCTTGATCTCTTTGTGCTTTTAAATCAGCGGTCATTTTTGCAAAGTCATCAACTATTTTTTTATCCGCTGCAGCCTTTGCTAAATTATCACGCTCTTTCTTTTCGGCATCTAATTGCTCCTGATTTTTTAAATCTTGATCTCTTATTTCTTGTTGCGTTTTAAATCTTGCCTTTTCTATTGATGCCGCTTTTTCATCTGCTGCTTTCTTAGCTGCTGCTAACTTTTCATTAGCTGCTTTTATTTTATCCGCAGCATCCTGATTTATTTTAATACGGTCATCTTCTCGTTGCTTATCAATAGCAGCTAATTCCCTATTTAATCTTTTAGCTAATGCCGCAGTATTTGCTCCTTCTTCTTTTATTGCCTCCGCATAAGCATTTTTTGCGTCTATCTTTTGTTTAGTATATTTGTCAATTTGATCTCCGTGTTCTGCTAAAAACTTTTTATTAATCGCTAATGTTTTATCTGCATTTTCTATTAATTTATCTAATTCTCGGGTTGCGTCTGATGTTGCTCCAACAAAATCAGTAATTGAATCAACAATTTTACCCACGAAATCACCGACAGCAGCCAAGCCCGGTATTAAGTTCATTACAACCTTTTTTACTTTATCAAAGTTTGCAATCAATAACCCAACACCAACAACCAAAGCACCAACTCCGGTACTAATTAATGCGCCTCTAAGCAATTTAGCAGCTAATGTTGCCCCATTCATTACAAATGTTTGAACCGCTGTTGCTGCTGTTAAAGCCTTTTGATATATTGTTGTAGATTTTACAACAGCTCCGAGTTGTTTAAAGCTATCTACACTTTGCCCAATCGTTTGCAATCCTTGTGATAAAGCCATTGCAGACTGAACCTTTAATAATGTCTTTTCAACATTCTCAGATTCTGAACCAAACAAAGCCATACCACCTTGAACCGCTGCAAATCCACCGGCAACACCGCTTAAAGAAGATGATAGCGCGGCAAACTTTGCATCTGGATTAAATGCATCCGTTAACGCTTTGGCATCACCTATAGCGTCTTTTAATATACTTGCTTTCTTAGCTGCATTAATAGCCTCTTTAGATGTTGCTCCAAACTTTTCAGATAATTGCGTGACATCATTTTGCGCATCTCTTAACTGAGCCTTTAAAGATTTTACACTTTCAGTTGTCGCATTTAAATTATCAGAAATTTGTAAATTAACTATTTTAGTTTCAGCCATTGCCTTTTTATTTGTTTGAATCCGCCTTTAAATGTTGTTTGTAATTCGTATTTGCCTTTCGCTATTTCTATATTTTCGCTCTGGTTGTAATGCTCGTTTAATGTTAGCATTAATAAAATGTTCTTTATCATAATGTTCTGAAATCGTTTAGTAAATCAAAGTCAACTTCTCCAGTAGTTAAGTCTGTAGTAAATGAATTGATAAGGTATCTTTTACCCTGCATAATAACCCTATCGTTAAGCTGTAACGATGTTAAAATACTTAAAGGTAGTTTTCCTTTAATCTTTATTTGCCTTGCCTTAGAAGTAAAGATATTAGCTAAATAGTTTTGATAATAATCAAAGTATAATGTATCGTTTATTAAATCATTATTTAAAATAGATTGTTCAATCCCAAAATTTAATGAATAAGTTGTACCGCTTATTAAAGTGTCTGCACCAAATAAATTATAATTGCTAATTAATGATGAAGTTAGACCGTCATTAAAATAAAAGCCTGTTGCTCCTGCTGTTTGTACCGTTCCATAATCGTACAAAATTATAGGTTTAGGAATGTATGCTTTTAAATCAGTCTTTAAAGCATATCCAACTTGTAAACTACCAGATAAATTGCTGAACATTAAATCTTCAAATGGTAGATTAACATTATATTCTTCGCCATCAGCATCGAAGTCCTGCGCTAAGTTTCCATATTCTAAACCATTGTTAGAAAGGTAAGCCACAGATATTAAATTCTCGCTTTTCGTGTATTCAAAATTTACCCTCTTATAAGATTTCACTCTGTCTATTGTTGCCGATTCTTTAAAAATATATTGCGTTAAATCAATAATATCCCCTGATTCGTACCAGCTTTCAATTTGTCTAATGTTGTATGTTGTTCCATCTGTTGAATAACACGTTAGATTAAACATCTTTAATATTCCGGAAAAGAAATCTTCAACCTTAATATCTGGCATTAAAGTATTAACAGGTATTCCGGAAGTTATTGTTTTTGGTGATATTACCGAAGCGTTAAAAGATTTAATAACAGTTACACCATCGCTAATTTCAACAACATAAGAATAATCTGCTATAATAGTTGATGCTGATTCAATGTAAAAATCATAATAACCAAAACCATAAATACTAACATTAATAGCAAATGTGTCAGGTGTTAATGAAGATAAAAACGGAATTGAATCAACCTCGAAACCATCTTTAAAAATATAAAGTGTACAAGCAACTCCAGCTATATTTGCGCTAAAATATAAATCAGATAGTTCTAAAACTTCGCCCGGTCTTAATGCCCTAAAATCAAATCTATCTGTTAATAAATCAAATCTGCTTTCGTATCCGCCTGTTCCTGTTTTAGTATCAAAATCTAATTTAGATTTAGATTGAGGAACTATTAAAACATCACCATTCTTTAGCCATAGATAAGCGTTCTTAAAATTATCTGTATCTAAAAAATCGCCTTCAAAAGTTACATCATAAAAATCAGATATGCCTTTGAATACTTTACTTAATCTTAACGCTGGAAATAATTCATTGTAACTCATTGCGCTGCCACTAATGCTAATATCATCATCTCCAGCTCCTCCGTATTGCCATGGTCTTAATGAACTTATAAGAGGAAATTTAATATCGCTTGTGGTTTGCGCGCTTACTCTATCTTTTACATAAGTGCTATTATAGATAAAATTGAATTCGCTATAATCAACATCTCTTAAAGATAAACCTCTAAACGTATCCTTTAACGAAACTAAATTACCAAAGAAAGTAATGGTATAGTTTTCTGGCTTACCGTTTTTCATCGAAGCAGATTCCAGCTGAATCTTGCCGTTACGAAAAGGAATTGTATCAAGTTCTATGTATGCGTTTTTTCTTCTTCTTGCATCGTACCCGTTAACTAAACTATTATCATACCAATGCGAAAAGATAGCGTTGTTATTCTTAGTAGCTGGCACAGTAAAAGACTGACTGAAATCAGTGTATATTTTAGTTATATCCGCAATGTTTTGAATCGAAGATGTTACACTTATCTTTTCATCATTGAATAACTCAATACGTTTTGCAACCCCATCAATCGAAATAAATATTCCTACTGTTAACATACATTATTGATTAACTCAAATGAATAACTAAACTCAATCTCGTAATTTATATTCCTATCTTGTAAAGATGTTTTCACAGTGTTTGCCTTAGTCTTAACTTCAACCGGCTTACCATCTAATAAAATAGTTTCACTTAATAAAAGATCCTGTATTAAATCGGAATAGTTCTCGTTAACAAAACCTGTATTCAATCTTACCGACTGACCTCCATTGATATTAAACGATTTATTCTCACCTCTTAATGGATTATAGTTGACATCGTTTGGAAGCATTCTGTAGCTCGTTCCATTTGTTTCGATGCTGTTAATCTGAACCTTAAAGAACGTAAGAAACTGCCACCCTCCGAATCGGTTAATAAACGAACATACAACCGGTGTATATTTACATTCTGATATCGGCAAAACTGTTATCGATACCGTTTTACTAAATATTCCAGCAACATAATTAATAGTTAATATGTTGCCGTTGTTGTAGTCGCTATCTGCTAACGTGTAAGGAACTTTAATAATCTTATTAGCGTTACTGTTATAATTTACTACCGTTGCATTAGAACCGTTTAAATCGGTATATGTTGCGTTAAATGTATCAAAGAACGTAATACCTAAAGCGTAAACATTTACATAAGGATAACTTAAAGACCTATCATAATTCACTACGATATCTGGATCAGCTAAGACTGTGAAACCTATATCAGATACACCTTGATTGTAACCGTTCATGTAATTTGTATATCCTGCAGTAGCTACATAAGTAGTTGTATCAAGTAATGAATAAACACCTATTGCCGTTTCTTTATATCGCTTTACCTTAACGTTAACAGATAAGTTATTAACCGAATCAGTTGGCGCAATGTTATCTATAAACTCGGTTATAAATGGACTGATATTGTACACGTTCTTTAGTTGCGTAACTGATGGAATAGGCTTTGCTAAAACGTAGTTAGCAGCAACCGGTTCCGTTGTTCCGTTGTTCCAAATAAACAGTTCTATCTTAGACCCAACTTGTGCGGCTTCGTTTACCTCAATGAAATATGGTGATCTAGTTTTTATTATCATTTTATATCTTTTAATTCGTAATCAACCATTGTATCAACATCATTACCAAATGCTTTAATTAAATCTGTATCGATATACTTTTTATATCCTGCTTCAAATGGCTTTGTAAAAAACAGACTTGGTTTTATTCCCCTTGCCCAAATGTTTTTAGCAAGTATAATTCCGATTGTTTTATAATTGCCTTTCTTAAACTTACCGTTCTCATCTCTTAATCTTAACCCTTTTCTTTTCGCCCAATCTTCAAGCGGCTTACTTGGCGGTCTTTTGTTCTTAAAACTAAACCTACTGTTAGGTGCTTGTTGTCCTCTTATCTTAGCGTTCTTTGATACCTTAGAAGGATCTGCACCTTTTACTCCTTCGTCCTGGTAAGCTCCATATTCTGACATCGTAAACCCTACAATCGAATAGCTTCCCTCTGTTACTATCTCACCTTTAACCGAGTTGTATAAAGTCTTTGTATCATTCTTTTTACCCTTCGATAGATTAGACCTGCTCTGTTGTATTACATAGTTTTTGAACTTAAGAAGTAAAGCTTTAGTTTCTTTTAGTTCCATGTTACCTGCTATGCTGTGACAATAACTCCGACAATTCACGAAGCTGGTTAGCGTGTTCAGGTTTCAATATAAATTCATCCCATTGCCCATATCTGCATTTATAACCAAATATGTATTTTAAACCAGCTTTCAATCTTCTCCAAAAGCCGTGTTTTACCAAATGAATATGGCAGTATGTTAGGTTATCTTCATTGTCGTGTTCAATGATAATTTGATGTTCACGGCTACTGCAATCGCAAATAAGCACAGCAGGTAACATCGGTTTGGCAAAATTGCCGTTTTGTTCTTCGTTTGACATTTTATTTTAAGTTTAAAAATTTCGTTATTTAAGACGTTTTGTGTTCGGCAACTTCGCCAAGCCGAGAACCGTTATAATTATACGCAAATATACGTAAAAATATTAAATTACCAAATAATTAATAAAAAATATTTATATTTGTTGTATGAATTGTATCAGATGCGGCAAACAATGTGAGGTAAACTACTGTGAAATTTGTCAGGAGGTAATATCAAACGGAATTATTTATAGATTATGGAAAGAATTAAAGTAAGCAAGTTTTTTTATCTGGATGAATTAGTTGACCCTCAAACATACTTCTTTGAGTTCGACAATGGTTTAAATAAATTAGACAGTCAGTTGTTTCCATTATTAGACTATTTACGTGAACAACACAATAAGCCGTTAACCGTTAATAATTGGTGGGATGCATATCTAAAGAATAAAGATAAAAGTGAAGTGCTGAATCATATATTAGCTGATAATACAGTAAGAAAATACAGTGGTTTTCGTTCACGATTCTGTACTATTGGAGCGGTTAATTCTGCACATCGCAAAGGCAAAGGAATTGATATAAAAGGAAATCCAAAGGAACTATACGAACTAATTAAAAACAACGCTACAACCTATTACAATATGGGGTTAAGACGTTTAGAAGATACTACAATTACAACTACATGGCTTCATCTTGATACGTGGAACAAAAACAATGTTAAGGGAATTGAAGTTGTTGATTTAAAAAGAGTTGTTAGAATTTTACCGATATGAAAAACATTTACACATTAGTTGCTGCAATTTCTTTATTGGTTTTAGTAGCTATATTTATCCCTAAAAGTTGTAAACAAGTTGAACTTGTAAACAATACTTACGAGTTGCAGCAAATAGATAGTTTAAAGACTGCAAATGATAGTATAAAGGCTTTATCAGATAGTTTGCAAGTAAATTATAGTGAGGGTAAGAATATAAAAGATAGTTTGGTTATTCGATATAAAACACGTTACATTAGTGTATATGATACAATTAGCAACGAGATTGTAGAATGTATGCCGAAAATGTATGTAGATAGTCTTATTTACACTTATGAAAGCCTTATCTTAGATGCTGACACTATTATAAAGGTTCAATCAATTCAAATAGAAAATTTAGAACAGCAGAATAATATTAAAGATACTATCATTTTAAACTACCAAACAAACGAAAAAATATTAATCAAATCGGTTAAAAAAGAACGTCGTAATAAATGGCTGTTTGGTGCTAGTGGTTTTGGTTTAGGCTTCTTAACTGGTAAACTTTGAGGTAAATCCTCGAACAAAAATAAGTTGGAATTGCTTATTTTAGCCTTAATAGAAATATTGAGGCTTTTTTATTACTCCTAAAACCCTTATAAATGCTACGATTTTAAAAATAATTTAAAAAAAATACGTAAAAAAGTTTATACGTATAAAAATAATGTGTACTTTTACTTCATCAAACGCTAATTAAACTAAAAATTATGAAAACTTTAAGAAACGAAATCGTAAAAGTAAAAGAATTATCAAAAAGATTTGTAGCTGCTGAACACAAATTAATACAATGTTCAACTGCTTCAAAAAATACAATCGAAAAAACAGTAATCGCAAAATTAGGATTTTCAAAAGTAATAGGAATGAAATTGCAAGATGTAAAAAACCCAAGATTTGACGCTAAAAGAGTTGGGGAAGTTAATCCAATATCAGGTTGCAAATATCAAGAGACAGAATACATAACAGAAACTACTTGGTTATTCGAGTAGTTTCTAAATAAAAAATTAAAGCTATGCAACCACAAACAATAATATTAGCAACAATAGTAGCAGGTTTGCTATTCTTTGTTATTGAAGAAGTAATAAAATCTAAATTAAAATAAAATGCAGAAAACAATAACGCACACCGACGAGCAACTCGAAACAATTACAATGGCTTTACGCTATGTATTCGACGAGCCTAAAACACACCATTTAACCCAAATAGAGTTGATGAAAGCAATGGAAAATATTAATAACGAGGCTTTTGAAGAAATGAAAAGCGACCTTTTAATTGATGGAATTATAAAAGAATAAAACTATGGAAATTAAAGATTTAAAAAAAGTAATTGATTTTAAATGGAGGGTTCAATCCGCTAATCAATACGGTGCTTCATGTGTTGCTTACATAGATAGCCGACAAGTTCAAGACTTATTAGACGAAGTTTGCGGTATTGAAAACTGGCAAAGTAGGTTCTTAGACGTTAAAGGTAATTTATTTTGTGAAATAGGTATTAAAATAAACAACGAATGGGTTTGGAAATCTGATTGCGGTGTTGAAAGCAACATTGAAAAGGAGAAAGGGGAAAGTTCAGATAGTTTTAAACGTGCTGCGGTTATGTGGGGTGTTGGTAGATTCCTTTACTCACAAAAGATTGTTAAGTTACCGACTAAACAAGAAAATGGCAAATGGATTCCTTTTTCTGAAAAGACTGGTAAGTTTGTAAAAGATGCTAAAAGTATAACAGCATGGTGTAATCAATTAAATAAATAATATGAAAGAAGAAGCGACAAATGGAGTGGATTTTGAAATGCAAGAACTTGAAAGGTTGCAACTCCAAAGAATCAAAGATAAAATAACGGTAACTAAGCCAAGCGGTTGGAAAATAGTAAACACTACATTATTAACCGAACATGAAAAAAAGATTTATCTAAATAGTTTGGGAAATTCAAATGAAGAGGACGACTACGATAGGTATAAAAGAAGTAACGAATGGAATAAATATCAACAACAAAGACAAATTGATAAAAACAATTTAAAAGGATAAATATGAACAGAATAGAAGAACTATCAAAAGACTTGTCTAAAATTCGCGATATTGTAAGAAAGGACGAACAATTAAAAGATTTTACTTTTGGAACATTAGACTACGAAAATCATCGAATGGGTTTAGCTGCTTTGTATAAAGGAATACAATTTAAATATCCCCAAATTACAAACTACGAAACACTAATGCTGGAACATAATAGACTTCATAATATTGTTTACGGAAAGAATAGAAAGGAGTTTAGGTTAACAGATACAGAGTGGGAACAATTAAAATCAATACTAAGCCATTTTGATAAAGATAACCTTACAAATGGTTTAAGAGGCTTAATGACTTATATTAAAATGAACAACCTTACTTTAGGTTTTAATAAACACGTGGAGGAGTTGTAAAATGGAAAATATACATGGTAACATATCAGTCGCAATGGGTAGGACGGAAAGATATAGGCATATTTACTCAAATTCAAGTTTTTTTATTACTGGAGAGTATTATGTTTTAAAAGACAATGGAGAGTTGTTGACAATTACACGATGTGGGTTAGATATTCCTAAAAAAGCACAAATGTTTACAAAAGGGAATGGGAAAACAGATGGTTTTTTTCAATTTGTATCAGAATTACCTCTTGGAAAATTTGAATTTGAATACGATGAAAGCACTTGTGATGAGGTTAAAATATACTATAACTAACTATGAAAACAATTATAATAACAGCCCTATCAATTTCAGTTTGTTTTATCGTTTATATTGAAAGACTTAAAATAAGCCATTCTAAGACACTTAAAAAGCAAAGTAGTATAAATATATTACTTTTAAAAGATAATGTAAAATATCGTAGTTTAATACACGATTTGACTACTTTACCAAGCCAAGAAGTAATTAACGAAAATGAATTAATAATTAAACACTTTGGAAAATAAATTATTTTAAAAATAATACTTAAAAAAAGTTATACGTATAAAATTATTAGTACATTTGTCGAAACGCTAAACTAAAAAATATGGAAACAAAACACACAAAAGGAGATTGGAAGGTTGTAAAATCTCCATCAAATCAAGTAAGAATATTGGTTAACCATGAAAACCCTATAGAAACAATAAATATTTGTTCTATTTCTGGTAGTGGTGCTGATGAAGAAATAACATCTAACGCTAAACTAATAGCTGCTGCTCCTGAAATGTTGGAGTTCTTAATTAGAATGGTTGGAGAAGATGGTTTTATAGATGGTAGAGATAGACAAGATGCAAAAGATTTAATAACCAAAGCAACTAAATAACATGAGTAAAAATCACAATGTATGCAGAAACGGAGCTGACTGTGTTTGTATGTTCTGCGAAAGGGACAGAAAAATAATGGCTCGAATACCACGAATAAGCGATTTTGAAGCTGAAAGGTATGGTAGAATAGCTGCTAACTGGCATAAAAGATTATTCCAAAAAGAAATTTATCCACCTATTAATAACGAAGAAGCATGAGCTACTACAACACAACCAACGAATTTGCTAAAGTTTTAGAAACTTCAAAGCAAAAAGCAAAGCGACAAGATGAAATCATTTTAAACGCTTTTAAACAGATAAGTGAAATGACACCAAGCGAAGTATGGACTAACTTCTTTGATGTTGATAGCGTACCGATAACAAGCGTAAGACGTGCAATGACCGACTTAACTAATGACGGTAAACTTATTAAAACAGAAGTAAAGAAAAAAGGTATTTACGGAAAGCCTGAGTATGTATGGCAATTTAAAGCAAACTAAAAATGAAAGCAGAGCAATTAAAAGAACTTGGATTTAAACACATAGGAGTTTATTCTGAACCAAGTGCTATTTTTGGAATATACGAAAAAGGATTATTAAGGGTTGAGATTAGGTTTGATAAGGATACAAATGAACAAACGCACGAAGTATTTATAAAAAATAGCGATAAATTAACCATCAAAGAGCTAAAGCAATTAGATAAAATTTTAAATAAATAGATTATGAATTATACAGAATTTTTAGAAAACAAACGCCACAGTATAGGTAACTTTGGATTCGAGCCTAACTACTTTCCTGATATGGCTTTTGACTTTCAAAAACATATTATCGAAAAGGCTGTTTTAAAAGGTCGTATGGCTGTATTTGCTGATACTGGTTTAGGTAAAACGCTTATACAATTATCAATAGCAAAGAACATCGTAAACCACACTAATAAAAAAGTATTAATATTAACTCCTTTAGCCGTTGCGTTTCAGTTTATTTTAGAAGCTGAAAAGTTAGGAATTGACGATATTGAATATTCCAAAGACGGTAAGCACACAAAGAAAATAGTAATTTGCAATTATGAAAGATTGCATTATTTCGATAATAAAGACTTTGATGGTGTTATATTAGATGAAAGTTCAATATTAAAAAACTTTGACGGTAAAATAAAAGGTCAAGTAACAGCATTTGTAAAAAAGATTCCATTCAGATATTTAAGCACAGCCACACCATCCCCAAATGATTTTATTGAATTGGGAACAAGTAGCGAAGCATTGGGTTACATGGGTTATATGGATATGTTAGGAAAGTTTTTTAAAAACAATCAAAATTCAGTAGATTCAAATAATAGAAACATTGGAGAAAAGTTTTATTTAAAGCCACACGCTGAAAAGGATTTCTTTGCATGGGTAAATCAATGGTCTATTATGGTTAAAATGCCGTCGGATATTGGATTTTCAAATGAACGGTATAACCTACCGAAATTGATTATTAACAAACATATTGTAGAGAATCAAGAAATGTTTGACGTAAACGGACAAATAACAATGTTTACACCTATTGCAAAGTCAATGACTGAAGTTAGGTTAGAACAAAAGCAAACTGAAGCAAAAAGATGTGAAAAGGCTATTGAGTTGGCTAATGGAAAAACATCTGTTTACTGGTGTAATACAAACAACGAAAGTAGTATTTTAAAACATTCTGATAAAGATGCTGTTGAAATTATAGGAAGTCAATCCATAGATAAAAAAGAGGAAATACTTTTGGCATTTGCAAATGGAGAAATAAAAAGATTAATAACAAAAGCTAAAATGACTTCAATGGGTTTAAACTGGCAACATTGCAACCACTCTGTTTTCTTTCCTACATGGTCTTATGAACAATACTACCAAGCAATAAGACGTTTTTGGAGGTTCGGACAAAAGAACGATGTAACTATTGATATGGTTATTTCAGACGGTCAAACAAGGGTATTAGAAGCATTGCAACAGAAAACAGCAAAGGCTATTGAACTACATGAAAACCTAACAAAAAATGTAAATCAAACATTTGAAAATAAAGTAAAAGAATTTAACAAAGAAATAATTAAACCTAAATTTTTATAAAATGGAAAACAAAGTAAAAGACCAATTACACACCGATAAATATTCGCTGTATAATTCTGATTGTATGTTAGTAATGCCAACACTAAAAGATGAAAGCATAGATTTAAGTGTTTATAGTCCCCCGTTTGCTGGGTTGTACAATTACAGTTCATCAGAAAATGACTTTAGCAACTGTGAAAACAAAGAACAATTTTTAGAACAATACGAATTTTTAATAAAAGAAATTTCAAGGGTTACAAAAGCTGGTAGAATTACGGCTGTGCATTGTACTGATGTATTTGATAATACTTGTCGCCTTTGGGATTTTCCAAACGAAATAATAAGATTACATACTAAATATGGTTTTGAATACCGTAACCGTATAACCATTTGGAAAGAACCTTTAAAAGTGCGTATGCGAACAATGGTACAATCTTTAATGCACAAGTTTATAGTTGAGGATTCAACAAAGTGTTTTACTGCTATGCCTGATTACGTTTTAGTATTTACTAAGAAAGGAGAAAATCAAGTACCCGTAACACATCCATTTGGAATTAATGAATATGCTGGAGAAATTCCAATTTTACCAAACATTCTAAGAGCGTGGAACAATGCTAATAACTCTGATTTAAACGAGGTTGAATTATGGGAACACTTAAATAACATTAATGAAGAGGGTAAAATTACAAAGTTGAATCATTATATTTGGCAGCGTTACGCTTCGAGTGTTTGGGACGATATTAGAATTGATAATGTTTTACCTTTTAGAGATTCAAAAGAAGAGGACGACGAGAAGCACGTACACCCTTTACAATTAGATGTAATTGATAGAATTGTTGAGTTATATTCAAACCCTAACGAAGTTGTTTTAACTCCTTTTATGGGTGTTGGTAGTGAGGTTTTTAGTCCTGTTTCAATGGGTAGAAAAGCGATAGGAATTGAGTTAAAAGATTCGTATTATAAACAAGCAATTTTAAACTTAAAAGAGGCTGAAAAGCGTTTTAAAGAAACGGTAAAACAAGAAAGTTTATTTTAACCTAATCAACCACCGTATCAAATAATTGCTTACATTTGTACCAGCTTATAAATTTAAAACAAATTCAAATGATAATTATTTTTTAGAAACAATAGCCGAACATCGAGAAACTACTCCTTTGGTTTTAAGTTTATAAGCACTCGATTAGTAGGCTATTTAATATTTTAGCCCTATGCAAAATTGGAACGAAGTAGTATGTACTTCATGTGGCTCGATTAACGACTACAAAATCGAATTAAAATCAAATCAAAGAGTTTGCACTTGTAATGGGTGCGGTAGGTTTTTAGGTAACAAACCAAAGGATAACAACGAATACGACGTTAAACAACAGCGTATGCCGTTTGGTAAGTATCAAGGCGAAGTTATCTATCAAATGAACGACTTAAACTATCTAAGATGGGTTAAAGCTAATTGTAAAATAAGTGGTGGAGTTATGGCTGCTATTAACTTTAAACTTCAATAAGATGATAGGATGGATAAGTTTACATAGAAAGATACAAGACCATTGGCTATTTCCTACAAAAAGACCTTTTACAGAGTTTGAAGCATGGATTGATATTTTGATGGAAGTAAACCATGATGAAAAAAAATGCAATATTGGCAATCAATTATATCATATTAAAGTTGGCGAATCTTTAAAATCTTTAGATACATGGTCAAAGCGTTGGAATTGGAATAAGTCTAAAACACGGAGGTTTTTAAGTTTGTTAGAAAAAGATAAAATGATTGAGTTGAAAAACGAAATAAAAACGACACGGTTAACCGTTTGTAATTATGCAAGTTACCAAAGTAATGGAAACGCAAGTGAAACGCAAGTGAAACGCAAACGAAACGCAAGTGAAACGCAAGTGACACCAAACAATAATATAAATAATTATAATAACGATAATAATGAAAATAAAATAGAGTTTGATGTTTTTTGGAATTTGTACGATAAAAAAATAAATACTAAATGGTGTAAAGAAAAATGGGAAAAACTTAATTTTGAAACGCAACAAAAGATTATTGATTTTATCCCTACATTTTTAAAGCCAATAACCGACAAAACATTCCAGCCACATCCAAAAACATTTTTAAATCAACAAAGATGGTTAGATGATGTTGAACCAACTAAAAAAGAAATACCACCGTTTGAATTTGATTTTAAAAAACATGGTGGAGATATGAATTTGTTTTACCAAATGAAAGCCGAACATGAAAGACAATATAGTTAAATATGCTTTAGAGCAAATTAAAGCAAACGGACTTATTGAGGTTCGTGTTATAGGTCAAAAGACTTATTCAGGTTATTTCAAAGATGTTGATTTGCTTATTAAAGAATTGCCACGCTTTGAAAATGATAACATTTATTTTATCTTAAACGAAATTAACGAGGCTTGTTATTCTCGTGAGCAGAAAGATAAGTTTTATGAGAAGCCAAAGAACACAACATCTGATAATGATATTGTAAAAAGAAATTGGATATTAATTGATGTTGATTCTAAAAGAGCAAGTGGGGTAAGTGCAACAGATGAAGAAAAAAACAACTCTCGAATAGTATCAAATAAAGTATTTTCTTTTTTACGTGATATAGGATTCTCAGAACCGATTTGTGCCGATTCAGGAAATGGTTATCATTTGCTTTATAAAATAGACTTACCAAATGATAGTGAATCTAACAACTTGATTAAAAACTTTCTTGTAGTTTTAGATATGTTTTTCTCTATTGCTGGAGCAGAAGTTGATAAAACAGTATTTAACGCTTCAAGAATTACGAAGTTATACGGCACTTTTGCACGTAAAGGACGTTCAACAACAGAAAGACCACATAGAGCATCAAATATTTTAAGAGTTCCCGAGAATGTAAAGATAACACCTATTGAGTTAATTAAAAAAGTTGTTGAGCAGTTGCCTGAAAAAGAGCAACCTAAATTTCAAAACAACTATGGTAAAGATGAATTTGATTTAGATTCGTTTCTTGATAAACACAACATTAAAGTAAACACTATTCAAAACTATGGCGATGGTTCAAAGTATGTTTTAGATAATTGTTTTTTTGACCACAGCCACAAAGGTAAAGATGCTGTTTTATTTAAAATGAATAGCGGTGCAATAGGTTATAAATGCTTTCATAATTCTTGTTCAAGTTATAAATGGCAGGACGTTAGAAAAATGTTTGAACCAACAGCATACGACAAGAAATACCAACAACAAGAAACAAGGATAACAAGTAAAAAAGATTATGTACCACAGCCGAAAGTAGCCGAAAAAGGAAACAAGTTTCAACAGCTTACCGAAATACAATCCGTAGATAGAAACCAAATTGTAAGTATTCCAAGTGGATTTATTGAATTGGATAGACGTTTAATCGGGTTTAACAAAGGAGAAGTAACTTTATGGAGTGGTAAAAACGGCTCTGCAAAAAGTACGGTATTAAGTCAGTTAATGATTAACGGTATTGAAAGAGGTTTTAAAGCTGTTCTATTTTCAGGAGAGTTACAAGGGCATCGAGTAAAGAGTTGGATTAATCTACAAGCAGCAGGACGACAATACAACGAGCCGACAATTTATCAAGGAGTATTTTCCACACCAAAGAATATAGCTGATAAGATAAACAAATGGTTTGATAATAAACTTTGGATTTATAACAATACTTACGGTTCTAACTTTGAACAATTAATGTCTGATTTAATTGAAGTAATAAAAGAAAAAGATATTGATTTTATTATTATTGATAACTTAATGGCTTTGGATATTGAGAGCTTAGACGGTTATAAAAACGATAAGCAAACAGCGTTTATAAAGAGAGTGAGCGACTTCGCTAAAACAACTAATATTCATATTCACTTAGTAGCACATCCACGTAAAAACGTAGGATTTTTAAGGAAAGAAGATATAGCAGGTACAGCCGATTTAACTAACATGGTCGACAATGTTATAATAGCACACCGTAATAATATAGACTTTCAGAAATCAGTAGGAGAGTTTTTCCCTGCAGAAATGAATCAGTTTTTAAGTGAATTTAGTAATTATGTTGAAGTTTGCAAGAATAGAGATTTAGGAGTTATAGACCATATTGTAGGACTTCATTACGAAGTTGAAAGTAAAAGGCTATTAAACCAAAGATATGAAAATCTATGTTATGATTGGCAGGATGCACCAATGGTAAAAGAACAACCACTCCAACCATCAACCGATTTTGAAAGCGAAGTAAACGAAATGTACAACGATAAAGACTTCCCTAACCAATTAGATAAAGATGAATTTTAAAAAATAAGATTATGACAACAGAAGAAATACAAGAACTAATAAAAGAGTTTGAAGATAGAGCAGAGGACTTTGTATTAACGAAAGAACTTTACAGAGGTGAAGACCCTAACTATTCATATTGGGAAGGTAAACAATCAGAGGCTACATTTATAGCTGATAAGTTAAAAGAGATGTTAAATGTCAAAGAATAGAACATACTCCTCCAACATTCCCTCCGATGCTTTAATATTTGAAGTAAACGGTGTTAAGTGGCAACGTATCTACACAGATGACAAATACCACGATGTTAAGAATTTGGAAACAGGAGAAATTAAAAGGAATGTGCCACACGATAAGATAAAAAAATATTTGCTATATTAAAATAAATGCTTAATATTGTACAACGCTAAACTAAATGAAAACACTTGAAGAAATATCTAATAATTTAATTTCGGCTATTGATGCTTATGAATCTTTACCACTTGACGACGTAATGACGTTATCTGAAATATTACGTATATTTGGTGTTAACCTATCTTATTTGGTTATAGTTAGAGATGAATATTACAGAAAATTTCAAAACGTATATTACAATTCAAAAGAAAGTTCAAACGCTGCTAAGGAGAAAGAAGCCCAAATTAAAGTACCTGAACTAGACCATATTAGGAAAATATTAAAACATTACTCTGATACTCAAATGGATATTAGGACACAAATAAGTTTACGAAAGAAAATAGATAGGTAAAACGTTAAAAGGCTTTGCGATGGCGGTTTTTATACGCAAAGATTTTTCAAAACCGCTATTGCAAAACCAGTGTTATACGTTCGGTTTGCTTGGGAGGGATTACGAAAATATTAACTTAATAAATATAAAAATGAAAACAAAAATTAGAACAGAAGTGCTAAATCTAACATTAGATACTTGGCAAAAAATTAAACAAATAACAGTTAATGGTCAAATTGAAGTTACACCAAAAGAATTAATAGATTTAATTGGATTTGATGGTGGGCAATTTTTATCAGGAAAATTAAATGACGAAGAACGAATATTTGTTGATTCTTATTATAAATTTGGTAGAGCGTTGGAAAAGCAAACTGACGTATAACGATTACAGCTATGTTTAGTTGCTGATTTTGAAACACTAAACTATCAAATTACACAAAATTATGGACAACGAGCATAACTTAAATAACGCAGAAAGCCAGCAATTAAATATAGCTGGTGTTAGTGGGCGAAGCGAACTGTTAATTGCCTTACAGAACATAGAAAAGATATGTGATAACCAAAATCCAACGCACGAAGAAATTTGGAGAATTGCTTATGAGGCAATTAATAGCCACTAACATCTGTATATGTGTAACAAAACTATATCAAAAACGCTGTAAGTAATTAAAAAATAGATAACAATTAAATTAAAATAAGATGTGCTTTAGCATCCACTGATGAAGAATGCGATAGACTTGTTGAAATGCTTAAATCAAAAGATGACTATTAATGCGTTGTATAAGCTGCAAAATATCATTTAAACCAACTGCTTTTAATCAAAAATCATGCAGATTAAACGATGATTGCATGACTGCTGAGGCTATGTACTTTCTTGAAAAGAAGCGTAAAGCAGATGAAAGGAAAAGGAATAAGGAGAAAGTCGAAAAGAAAAAAGAGTTATTAACCTTATCAGACCATTTGAAAATAGCACAAGCAACATTTAACCATTGGATAAGATTACGTGATATAAACCAATTATGTATAAGTTGTAATAAACCATTAACAAAAGGCAATGTTGATTGCGGTCATTATCATTCTGCTGGAGGTCATTTTAACGTGAGGTTTAATGAAGATAATTGCCACGCCCAATGTAGCAGACCATGCAATAAAGATAAGGCAGGGGATTTAATAAATTATCGAATAGGATTGATTAAACGAATAGGATTAGAAAGACTTGAATATTTAGATAGTATTGCAAACATAACCCGAAAATTCACAATAGAAGAAGTAAAAGAAATAAACGAAACTTACAAACGTAAAATAAAGGAGTTGAAGAAATGACAACAAAAGAAAAAGCGGAAAGAATATTTTATTCGATGTATAATGTTGAGGATATTATGGGGAATTATCCAATGTGTTTTGATACAGCTAAAAAATGTGCTATAATAGCAGTTGATGAGTTATTAAATGATTGCGATGCTTCAAGTCCTTTTGAAGAAAAAAGGATAAATTACTGGCAAGAAGTAAAAGAGGAACTAATAAAACTAAAACAATGAAAGCAGAAACACAAAAGGAGTTAATAATACTATTTGCACTAATTAAGGCTACATCTAATCAATGTTTAATGCTTCAGGATAGGGATTTAAGAGAATTAATGAAACAATCTTTTAATCGTGTTCAAAAGGAATCAGATAAGATGTATAAGATACTTGAAAGAACAGAGGGTTTAAACAGCAAAACACATGATGAAGTATTGGAAGCTATTGAAGAAACAACAGCCGAAATAAGGAAATCAATTAAATTAATAAAATAATTGCATATTAAATAATAATTAGTATATTTGTTGAAACAACGCTTAAACTAAAAATGTTGCTCGTGGTGGAGGTTGGTTGTTTGGTTAATAATGTCTTTATCATTTAAGCGTTGTTTCAACAAATATACTAATTATTATTTAATATGCAATTATTTTATTAATTTAATTGATTTCCTTAT